GCCGGAACCGTACTCGAAGTGCTTAACTCTTCGACTTGTGCGTTTTCTGGTCTGGATGTTCCCGTGGGAAACCGCAGACAAGACGGGGCTTTACCCCTGCACTGCAAACCTGGTGTCGCTCAACGATACCAAGAGTTTTACGATACGTCGGTGAGGACGGTCGCCAGAGTTTACGGTCTCAGATCAAGAAAACCGTCTCCCTCTTTTGATGTCCGACAGACTTGCTGTGACGTTGTAAAACGCTGCAAAAAGGACTTATCACAACCATTGGACACTTACCTGGTAACAGGTAGTGTGCCTCTGGCCACGCCGTTTTGCGGTTTGGAAAAATTAAAACATAAAAAAGTGATAGGCGTTCTGGCCTCTCTAGCATCCTTTAAGAAGGCGATGCCGGAACCATGCAAGTGCTCGCTCCGCAAGCTCAAAAAAGAGTTTATTGATAACGCGAGGGAGGTATTTTCGGTGCCCGCCGATTACCTTGCGTATGTGGAGAAAGAGTCCCGCTCAATCTTTAAGGCGGGATGGGACAAAGGATATGGACAAAGGGTCGTAGCCAACTCGGCCCCACTTTCTGCCTGCACGGAGGCTACAAGAAGCGAACTAGGCGCATTCTCGATGATATCGCGCGCGGAACTTTCCGATCTAGCCTTGGGGAAGGCGACAATCGACGCTGGTCAACAGTGTGAGCTTGTCTCGTTAGTAACCGCCGGAAAGCCGAGAATCCTTGTGAAGACCCCCGCGTCGTGGAACGGCCTCCGACCGCTGCACCAGTCTCTTTACGACCACATTTCAACTAAAGAATGGTTGTTGAGGGGACCGCCAACACTAAAGCGGTTGCAGAAGTTGACAAAAGGGATGAAGAGGAACGAGCGTATGCTGTCTGGTGACTATCAAAGTGCTACCGACAATCTTTCTATAGAGGTTGCCGAGGTCATCCTTCGTGCGGCTCGCGCTTCGAGTTCGGAAGTCCCCGACGTCGTCTGGGAGAGTGCCTTAAAGACTCTCCGTCCATTCATTAATTCAAAGGAGCGCATCTGGAAAGGCGGTGAGTTTCAAGGTACGGATTCGTTTGCTTTCCGTCTGAAACGAGGACAGATGATGGGAAGTCTCCTGAGCTTCCCGCTCCTTTGTGTACAAAACAGAATAGCCACGACTTACATCATGGGGCGGCGCCCGATGTTAATAAACGGGGATGACTTGCTTACGCGTTGTTCCCCGGCCGAGTACGGTTCGTGGTTAAAGGGGATGGAATCTCTTGGCCTCACCCCTTCAAGGGCCAAGACTGGATATCTCCGTTCGTTCTTTACTATCAATTCCTGCTTTTTCAAACTACAAGGTAGGAACGTCCGGCGTGTACCTGCATTTCGAGGGAAAGGATTCGTTAAGTCAGAGGGTAATCCGATTCCGACAGGAAACACAATGAGCGAGAGTAGAGGCGCGCTGCGCGGGGTAGAAAGAGTGAATTTTGAGGCGGCGTTCCTTGAAACTCATGCTAAGACTATCTGCTCAAGCAGGCGTTCGATGGGAAGGTTGGGTTTGGCGCCGTCTCCGGCCGCTGTGCCTCGTTGGTTGGCTGTTAGGGAGTGGACGCTCCAAGGCTTAGGCTTTGTTGAGAAGAAACTCCCTGCTCCTCCTTCGTCGCACGGTGTCGGTGGTGTCCCGCTCGGCTGGAAATTCGTTCGTCGGTCTTGGGTCCGAAAGCACTATCCTGAGCGCGCTGATCTGGTGGAATCTGCGCAAGTTGATGTTTGGCTCGATGGAAAAGAGTCTCTTCGTGATGAAGCCAAGGGCGGCCAGGAGTGGTCCGACTGGTGGAACGAAGTACGCTGTACGGGGGTCTTGCCTCCTCCACGCATGACGAGAGTTGGTGTCAGTACCTGCTTGACAGAGAGTTTCTTTGCTCGAAGGAAAGTAGAAGTAGGGAATGTGGTTGCGTTGAGCGCTCTTCCTTACCAGTGTGTTCCGACTTACCGTCCGCACTGGCTGATATTTGAACCGGAAGAGAAGAGATTCTGGTCACCGCGTGTAAAAGCAAAGTCTATAGGTCCGATCCTGCGGGACCTTCTAAAAAAGAAAGTAGAGCGTGCAGACGAGGAACTCCTGGTTCCCGAATCGTGGCATGCCCGTAGAGTACACTTCTCCAGGAAGGTGGAACACGGAACACCGTTTTCAAACTTGTTCAACAAGTGGATGTTTAGTTTAAAAAACATTTAGTACAAAAGAAATATCGTTGAGCAGCCGGGGTCCCGAGGCGTGCGGGAGTTTAGTTTCCTGGGACACTTTTAGGGGGGAGGTAGAGAGACTCTTGATCTCGTGGATCCACCTCGTATAGTGCCGGACATCCTGTGATGATGTAGTTGGGAGGAAGAGCGGTTGACCGTCTTTGCGGAGGTCCCCGTTATGCTTAGTACGATTGCTGATGAGCGATGCTTGAGGTCCGGGGGGTAGCAGTCCCGGTAGGTTCCCTCAGTAACCTTCGAAAACCCTTGGCGGGGTGAGTAGTTGGGAGGAGAACTGGAAATAGGCAAACCTGGCCTAAGGCAGGGAGTGACAGAAACTAGTAGCGAGGAATGAAAAACTAATGTGGGATTTGCTCGAACACCACCGACCCGTACAGAGAAGTACATATCAAACACCGAAAAAAAAGGAAAGAGCCGCTGACGACCGAAAGTGGAAGTTTCTTTGACGTGAAAGGAAAAGTATGGCGTGGGGCCTGTGATGCATTCGATCCGGGAGCCTTCCGTCGCACCAAGTGCAACATCCAGCAGCTAAATAGGATGAACCGCCTTAAGTGAATTGCTGAAAATCTCCGAGAGGAGATGAGTAGGACATCTAGTACGATGTGTGGTAAACGGCCGAAAGGCAAGAGGTAATGTTACCGGTCCTGAAAAACCCCCATCCAAGGAACACCCGGATGATCCACTACTGTAGACGCTCGAGTGAAACGACCGTAGAATATTAAACGGCAGAGACTTTACGCGAGGTAGATGGGGACAGGTGTAATGACTGACAAGAAAACAGCGACGTAGCCGCGGCGAGCTTTAACCGACTTCTCCGGGAAGTAGAGAGACAAATGAGACAAAAGCAATGAACCGTAGAGGTGAACGATCTGGCCCAGCC